CTTTACGGGAAACCTTACCCTCCAAACATTTCTTTTCTTGTCAAAAGAATACCCCTTGAAAGACCTCCGCCTAGCCTCTCCCATAATTACCAAGTTGTTATTATTTTTCCTAGTAAGTTTACATGGGTCAATATTTTTATGGTACTCAATAAGTTGTAATTTTGTAAGTGACTTTAGATAGTCTACTTTACATTTAGCGTCTTCCTCATCTTCAAAATACCCGAATTTCAATTGGATTCCATTAACTCTGTAGGCTACAACAAATACCTTCTTTTCTTTATTCCAAGAGTAGTAGTTTGAGTCTTTATATTTTATTCCTAATACCCAATTTGTAGTGTCTCTTGATATATTGTAAACCGAAGCCCAATCCTTAACAGCATCTAAATAAAATTGCTCTAATGAAAACACCGTAGCTGCGTTAGCTGAAGATAATTTGTCTACTATCGAGAATACAAACGAAGATTGACCAAAACTATTCCACTCGAATTGCAGAGAACGATTATGGTGCTTGTTTTTATTTAGTCCATTTAAATGCTCTTTAAATCTACGTTCAATATGAAGACTAGAACCGATATAATACTTGCCATTGACTACATTAGTTATGTAGTATATCCCTATTGTCATTAATTCTTTACTGGTTAATCTGGTAGTTGGAAAAGCGACAGGGTTCCAGAGCCTTTTCGAGTTGCAATCTCTATTCGCTTACTACCATAGTAACATACATAAAAATGACTACACCAAGTCCCAAAAATTATCGCAAAGAATCTTAGCAAACTCTGCTGGTATCGGCTTTTGTTTTTCGAGTAGCTTCTTAGCGAAATCATCAACTATATTTTGCTTTTCCGCAGCATCTTTACAAATAGCCTCAAACTCCTGCTTTACCTTCGACTCGAAGCGCGACTCCTCGATAAAGTTCTGCTCAGAATCAACTCTGCCCCACATCAACACGTTTTGACCAGTACTAGCATCTCGTTGTAGTACAAAACTCCAACCAAGCTTAGTTAGCTCATCCATAACCATAATGCCAGTAGATTCAGCAGTTTTTATTACTTGAGCATCTCGCCATGCCCATTCTTCTTCTACCATGAGCGAGGAGATTTTTTCGATTGTGTCATTCATAATATTAAAGGGGCATAAAGCCCCCTGTAATGTGTACCAAATCAAGCGTGAGACTAGCGGTTATTGGGTGTGCCAACGTTAATAGAGCCAACAGAGCCAGCCTTAGCCACTTCCGCAGTCAAGTTACGTTGAGCTTCGATTTCTCTGAACAACTTGGCGATTTCATTACTGAGCGCGCCGTTACGTTCGGTGAGAGATTCGATTTGTGCAAGTTGCTTGGCTGTAGACGTTTCAAACTGGCTTTGAAGTAGTGCTTTCTCGGAGGCAAAATCGCGAGTCAAACGGCTATTTTCGATTGTAACTGCCTTTTTGACTTCAGCATCACGCTCTTGCTTGACGGCAACAAGTTCGGTCTGCAATGCTTTGTAAGCTGCCGATTCAATTGCTTCCTTGCCAACAGACTTCAAGTACTCGTTGACGGTCACATCTTTCTTTTCTGCCAGCTTCAGATTGAAATCAACTTCAGACTGACGGTATTTGGTCTGATATACTTCGGTCAAGCCTTCAATTTCAGCTCTCTTGTTAGCGATGTCGCGAGTTAGATTCTCTGCGGTTTCGGTGAGACTATCAACTGACTTGAATGCTTCTTGAATATTTGCTGTTGCTTTGACGAGTGCTGCTGCTGCGGAGGAAATTACTACGTCGGTGTTATCGGACTTGGTTTTAGCTGTTGCCATGTGATTAGTTGTTTTGTGTTTGTTTTACAAGTGTAGAGGGTTGTGGTGATGATTGTATCTATCTTAAGGTACATATAGTGAACCCCCGCAAATATCCGATGCGAGGGTTCTTTTTAGTTTGTACGACTAAAACATATAGGTGTACAGTACTTATATTTTACTTCCTGATTTTGCCTTGTTAATATCCTGTGGTCAAGCTTTAGACTTATATTAGCCGTATTACCATTATACTGATTCTGCCATGATAAGGCAGAAATGAGAATTGAACTCACATCGCTAATTATTAAGCTTGAAACGTCGATACAAAAGGGAAGGTTTTAAAATGAACTTGGAGCAATAACTTCAATTTCACTTTCAGATTGAGCCACTTCTCTAGACCCCAGATGTTTACCAGTTACATCACCCTCCGATAGTCGGAGAAGTTCGGCTCGAACGAACAAGACTGCGGTTTAGAAGTGTTGTATAAGCTTTAACTTACGCTCTTTAATTAATATACTCGACCAACTTACTACCTCGCATCTACCTAAAGACAGATATAAAAAAGCGCTCCCGAAGGAACGCTCTCTCTCTCTCTTATTGCAATGGTTGAGTCAGATAGTTAGTTATATCTTTTCCAATCTTGAATTGAATCACCTCAATGGCATTTGCACCTTCCCTTGCCACTACAACAGCCTCTAGAAGCTTCTGAGCGCGACTGACGAGTGCTTGCTTGGTTGTCTGATAAATTGCACCACTGTAGCTGATTTGCTCCCACACACCTTCGTTAATGTCTTGACTGTACTCTTTAACTTGAGCAGGGTGCTTGTCGGTCAGCGTACCTTCAATGACTTTCCAATCGGTGATTTTCTTGGTCTTGTTGGTACGGCGAACTTCGGATTCATACAAACCAGTGTTGGGGTCAACACTCCACTTTTCTGCGCTGTCAAGGACAGGTAATGAATCGAAAAATGTAACGATGTCAGTTAACTGCTTTTCGAGAAACAACAAGCTTGAGACAGGTACATTCTCGGCGATTGTAGCTCCGTTAACCACAATGTTGCCAACTGCGGCTTGATTGGTTTTGTCGAGTGTTGTGATTGTGTCGAACAACTCGGTTAATAACGAAGTGAATGCTGCAACTTGGTCTTTGACATTAGTTTGAGTCAACTTCGATTCAGGAGGATACACATACCCATCTTCAGCATTGGGGCGATAAGTTTTGCTCAAACCACCAAACAAATCTCGCTTTTGAATTGTCTTGTAGATTTCAGTCTTTGCCTTACTGACGCGAGATTTAACGCCTTCGGTGATGGCAAGCAATTGGTGTAGAAGAAGTCCAGATGCAGTTGATTTAGCCATGACAGTTTTAGATTAATTTTGATAGTTTAATTAGATTACAGAAAAGAATGTCGAAATGTATCTATCTAAAGTTAGGTATAGACAATTGCGCCAGTATTTAGGTCGATGATGCGGCGCTTAATACGAGGCTCAAAGTAGCACATAACTTCAAAAAGTCTGGTTAGTCTAGCTAGACTTTCCTCTCCACGATGCCACATTAAAAGCCAACGATTATGTTTGGCAGAAAAGAATTGTATTTGATACATTACAACACCTTAACTAAAATAATGTCGTTGACCAACAATACTAAAAATGCAATAGGAATAATGACTTTCGCAAGTTGCCAGCCATTTTGGGTGAATCGCGCTTCATGTGCCTCTACAGCTTCTCGCGCAATCTCTTCTGTTGACTTGTAGGGTAAGTAAATGTCATTTTTGCCAGTCAGTCGTGCCATGTTAAAAATCTCCTTCGTAGTTAGGGTCAGCGAGTAGTCCTAAAACAATCTGCTGCAAACAAGTAATGAACGGGAGCAACCTTGCCGAATATTGAATCGAGTAGATGTAATCCTCAGCGAAGCGGTCTTGCAACCATCCTGAAGCTAATGAATAGACTTGAGCATCATATTGGTCATCCATTTTTTCTGCTCCATCTGTAATCAGCGTATTGTTTAGCGTACTCGTAAGTCTTGAAAGGTAGTGGACATTCAGGGTCTTCGACTGAAAAAGTTAACAAACCATCAAAGTTGAAATAAGGGCGTATAAGATAAGGTAACTTCACATCAAACCTCCGATGTATAAATTAAATCGTTTACTTTCAAATCTTTAGGGAATACTAACTCAGTATTAGTTGTAAAACTGCTCTCTTTGAACAAAACGTAATTTGTTGGTTGAATTGTTAATCTCCCATTATCAAGTCGAATAAACATGAACTCTTTGGCTTGCTCAGGGTACTCAGTGAAACCATCGTCTAGAGGACAGACAGAAAAGAGATAAGTGCCTAGAAGAGCTGTTTCAGCGTCAATGGCAGCTTTGCATCGTAAGTTGGCTAGATACTTATACTCAATTGCAGACCAGTTTTGGCTGTAGCAGTCCCAGCGTTGAGCTTGCTTAATGTCCCAAGTGTCGGCAGAGAAAGATAACGGGTCTTCAAACAATATTGCATGAGGTGGCAAATTACGAAAAAATGCCCCACACTCCAACATAACGTGTAAGCCCCAACTCCGACCACACACACTGTTGAGAGCAAACCAAACAGCAGGGATGTAGCCAATAAATTGCTTGTGAGTGAAATTAGTGTCTATCCAAATATATTTGTGTTTTGGGATGTCGCCCACTGCAATGTTTTTCATTTGTTAAGTTTAGATATAAAAATGCCCCTAA